CTTGTTCATGAGTTTATTAGCTGCTTGCCTGGGAGAAGTATATCCGGCTTTGTAGGCACACTCTACAAGAGATAATCTCGGATTATTGACCGAGATCCAAATAAAGTTGCGTTGTCGTCTATTGAGGGAGTTATCGAGGTTGCAATATTCTATGGGAGCTTCTTCTTCAGCAGATATTATAGGTTCATATTCTAAGTTATTTTTTCTATAGCCCATGTTTGCATATTAGAGTAGAGGTAGATTTTAATAATACCTACCCCCACTTTACCCTAAAGTGTATTGTGAGGATACTTGATGATCGTATATTCAGTCAAGTAGTTTCTCATATATTTAGTAAGTTTTTCTCATTCTCCTGTGACAAAAATGAAAAAAATACAATATTCGTCAAAAGCCCATTCTTATCATGTTTTTAACTGTCATGACATTATGACAATAATTGACATTAATCTATTTATCAGCAGTTTTGTCAATATATTGCGATAAAACCTCATCAACTAACTTGCGAACTTCCTTATCCTGGAACTCTAAACTGAGCTGTGCCAGGCAGAAACTAACAGTGGCCAGTGAAATGTTGATCCTATCTTCGCCTCTATATACCATGTTATCAAACATAGTATCTAAGCGTTTAATAACTTCTTGTAGTGTGGGTTTCCCCATCTTGTCTTTAATCTCTACAATTTTAAGCATATCGCATGATAACACGATATTTTTAACAAAAGCTATAGTTTGAGTCTTGCTGGTGTCACCAGGTTCTTATCACAAGCACTGCAACAACGACCTGTGTTGATAGGAAAGGCGTTATAGCCTTCCGACCAAACAACCTCTCCCTTGTTATTCCTCAAAGGCTTGATGTATCCATTGCAGATACAACACCTTACTTTATCTAGTTTAGTTATCTTCATAATCCATATTCTCAAAGATATGCTTGATAACTGCAACTGTCCAACCATTACCGAGCATCTTGTATCTCTGGGTGTTAGATACATGGTTTGTATAGTTATCTGGGACTGTTTGCAACCTTTCACACTCTAAAGGCGTTAGTTTACGCCAATGTAGTTCATCAACACTATCCCATTCATGTCTGTCATAAGATCCTCTACCACCAGATCTAACTGTTTTAGACTTTTCTCTTATCGGAGATACAACCAGGCTATCCTTATTGACTGTAGTTATAGCGTTTGACTTATCATCTTTGCGTAATTCAAGCATCTGTGTTGTTTGATTAGCAACAGAACTACCATCACGATCCTTTCTTTTACCATCTTTGTCATAGGCTCTACCACGAAATGCACCACCAGTGACTACCTTTGGCTCTCTATTACCACCTTGACAAGTGTTTACTGTGGGTGCTTTACCATCTGGACTGTAGACTCTTTTAAGTATGTCATGTCCGTTAATGTCCGTTGCTATGCCTATTTGTTTAGGTGTAGTTATCTTTGGACTATCACTTCTACCAAGAATTGTTGGCGATTTGCCACTAGGATCATATACTCTCCTTTGTCTTTCATTATCTTTAAGTATTTCTCTAGGTATGTCATAAGCTTTTTTGGGCTTAGTCTCTATGTATTGCTCAGTATTACTTGCTGTAATTGTCGGAGACTTACCATTTTCGCTATAAACTCTTTGTTTTGTTTCGTAAACACCATCTCTGTATTCAAACTCCATGACTTCTTTATCAAAGACATCTGTTGCAATACCTAATACTTCCTTAAGTTTTAGCCATACATTGTCCCCAGGTATTGAAAAGCTACTGTCAGTTCTAAACCAATGCTCTACTTTGGTCACTGGCATATTAGTCTCTTCAGCTATCTGTTTGTTTGTTTTACCAGACTCTTTCTTCATCTCTCTTAATAGATGTTGTAGCCCAGATATGTTGACTTCATGCTTCCTAACCTTCACTTCTTCTACATTCATACCTACTTTTATTGGTTTATTTACCAACTGTCTTCGGTATTTGTCCTTGTAATGATGGGGTTTTGCACCTGTTTTAGAGTAATTTGCGTCAATACAATAGCTTTTGTCTCTATCACTATCAAAGTTATCCTCTAGTATGTCTCTTAAAACTATGCCTTTATCTTCTGGTTGCTTAATTCCTGGTATGTTAGTCCAATAGTATCTTTGCCTTGATTGAGCACTTAGTAGCGAACTATTTATAAAAATGGGCTCTATTCCAAAAGGGATCTCTGGATAACACTCAGATACTTGTTCAGATATAACCTGTAAGAACTCTTTTTTCATTCTTACATTCTCTAATAAGAAGTATTTAGGCTTTATTTCTTTTAATAATCGTATGAACTCAAAGAACAATGCAGATCTAGGATCATCAAAAGCAAGCTGTTTTCCTGCAAAACTAAATCCCTGGCATGGAGATCCGGCTAATATTAGATCTATGTCTTTATAATCTTTTGGATCTAAGTTGCAGATATCCCCCACTTGCTCTATGTCTGGATAGTTTGCTGTACTTACAGTCATTGCATATTTATCTATCTCACTTGCATAATACTTTTCTACTGGTATGCCCAGTTGATCTAATGCAATACGACCACAAGACATACCATCAAATAGACTTAGTACCTTCATACCATAGACTCTTGTCTATTGTCTTCATCATAAAAGCATATAAGTTCGCCCTGGGGATCCATACTACCCATACCAACATTAATAATATGGTATTTCTTATATGCTGATAGCACTGAATCAACTTTTTTATCGTTGTAATCATCTACAGCTTGTTCATAGGAAAGTCTCATCATTGTATAAAGATTGTTTGATTTACTCATTATTTTACCTCTCTAAGTTTCTTTATGTATTTACGTTGTTACGCATACTAGACATTATACATAAATTAATATAATATACCAACTATACACATAGAGGAGTAAATTATGAGTAAAAAAGAAGTAAATGTGACTGACATCATTGATGAAATAATCAGCTACACAAACCCATCTAAGGAAGACTTAGAGAAACAAATAGAACAAGATAAGATCAATTACCTTGTTTGGCAATGTGGTGTTGCTATTAAAGAACTGCAATCAGCAGTTGACGAACTTAATAAATCTAAGGAGGCATCATGAAAGTACCAGATATGTTAGAAGACTATCCTCACAAACAGATTGGAGATGCACTTTACTTTCCAAACTTAGACAACCAGGCTTATCATAACGGTCCTGGTATATCTTCATCTAAAATAAGAAGGTTTAGTCAAAGTCAGCTTCATGCACTTGAAGAGGTTATTGAGCCAACTTCAGCTATGAACTTTGGATCTGCTGCTCATTCATTAATTGTAGAGGGAGAGGGTGCATTTTTTACTGATGTTGTATGTATAAATGGATCTCCTTATACCAATGCAAATAAATTATTAAAACAAGAAAGTCTTGCTAAAGGTTTAACTGTTATCAATGAGAAAGACAAAGATACTATTTATAGTATGAAAGGTAGTTTAGTTCCTGAATCAAGTGCTTATCTAAATCCAGATAAAGACTTTCCCCAGGTTTTAGATTCACCCTATGAAGTATCACTATATTGGTATGAACAAGGTTTGCTTTGTAAAACTAGAGCAGATGTTGTTTTGAATCCTTTTGATATGCCACAAGGAAATAACTCCGTAGTGCTTGTAGATTATAAGACTACTAGCGATTGTTCTGTCAGGGGTTTTACAAACTCTGTTAGACGATATTCTTATGATCTTCAAGCAGCATGGTATAAACGTGGCTTTGAAGCTGCTGGATTCCAAGTGCATGACTTTGTATTTGTAGCACAGGAAAAGAAAGTACCCTTTGCAAACAAAGTATTTAAGATGAACCATACCGACATGGAGGTAGGTTGGAACTATCTAAGCGAATACTTGGAAGATTACAACAAGATGTTAAATGGTCAACCAGCAACAATATATAACAGTCCTAATGTTGTAGAGCTTGATACTGGTAATTTTTATAGAGAGGAATAATATGCCAAAGTTAAAATTTGAAAGTGGTAAAAACACACAATTAATTACTTTTAAAGTAGACCCAGAAACAAATAAAAAGCTTACTGCAATAAGAACTTTTTATTCTAAAGAGGCTAGAAGAAAGGTTACTACAGGTGAGATAGTGAAACAGCTTATAGCCTTACATCATGGAGAAATACTATGAGGTTTTGGAGAAAACTACACAACATAATAGATAAAGCCTGGAGACACACTCACGCTTCTATTATGTATTACTTTGATAGTCGTAAAAAAGAAGTGGATATTGACTGGTTAAATATGCACAACGATATAATGGAGGATAAAAAAAATGACAGATAATGTAAACCACCCGGCACACTACCGAACAGGATCCGTGGAATGTATAGACGCAATTAAGGCCGCTTTGTCCAGAGAAGAGTTTAAAGGCTACCTAAAAGCTGCAGCAATTAAGTACATTTGGAGAGAAGATCATAAAGGTAGAAACATAGAGGATCTTAAAAAGTCTGTATGGTATCTCAATCGTTTAATTAAAGAATTAGAGGAGAGGTAATGGATATGAGCTTCTATGCCGTATTAGGCATACTGCTACTAATGATTTACGCTTTAGTACAAAACAAATAAAAAAGGGGCATAAAGCCCCTTTATTTTATCCCTTAGATTAAAAAGGAGGGACCATTTCCTTTGGTGGACTCATGTCAGAATCAGCTTCTGGCAAATATAATCGGATCTTAGTCTTCTTAGTATTCACCACTCCATTGTCGCCTTCAAAC